TGGGTTCAGATGATCAACCGTGCCGGGATCGCGTCGACGGCCGGCGTCGCCCGCCGGTGCTCGACGAGCTCCCGCTCGAATTCAGACGCGTCGAGGCCGTCGGCGACGGCGATCCGCGTGATGTAGGCGTGACACGGGATCCCGCTTTCGGTCTGCCCCTCCCATATCCGCGCCGGTACCTCGCGGCCCTCGACCATCAGGCGAACGATCTTCGTCGTGCTCTCGAGCGATACCCTCATGCCCTCGCCTCCGTCGTGTAAGTGGGAACCTCGAGCCACTGGCGGCCGTCGAGCGTGTTCCCGTTCGCCGTCGGGGTTCGGCCGCCCCATTGTTTGAAGTAGAACGCGACGCCGGCGGCGATCGCCTGATCACGCGCCGAGCGGATGATCGCCGGATCGGCGCCGGCGGGAGCTTTCGGCGAGCTCAGTCCTCCGGCGATCAACCAATCGATCCCCTCGAGGTTCCATCGCACGTCGGCGATCGCGGGTTCGTAGGAAATGAACCGGCGCGCGGCCGGCGTCGCGCGGAGCTCCTCGAGGCGCCAGGTGTAATCGGGAGTTTCGACCGTGACGCCATACCAGACGTTCGGCCGCGGCCGCTCGAGCCACGCGGCCGGAACCCGCCGGCGGATCTCACGCGCGCGTTTCGTGAGGAGGAGCCAGGTGAGGTTCGGCGTCGCCTCGATCAGATCGAACAGCCGGCGCCGCGGCGCCTCGAGCTCCTCGCGCGCCTCGAATACGTCGGCCATGGATGCACAAAACACGCGGGCCCGTTTCGCGTCGCGCGCGGCCGCGGCGTTCCATCGGACGGGATCGTGCCAGTGGTGATCGCCGAAAAAGCGACGCGGCGCGTCGGCGCCCCAAATGCCGAACCCGAGACGGTGAGCGAAGATCCGCGCGTAACACTCGTCGCACGCCGGCGACACCTCGACGCATCCCCACCATGGGTTGAACGTGTGATCGGTCCAGCCGATCGCGGAGTCTTTCCCCACTACGCCCGCCGCCAGGCGCGGAGCCGCTCGAGGACGATCCGGCAGAACTCGATCGGAATGACGATGTACTTCATGATGTTCGCTCCTCCGGCGGCGCCGCGGGCCCGTCGAGCCGAACGATCTCGAGTCGGAACGAGCCCTTCGGATCCGTCGTCGTGTATTTCTTTTTCACGTCGGCCGGGAGATCCGTCGTCGTTTTCTTTTGCCACTTGCCATTGATCACGAACGGCCCGGCGATCCCCTCCTCGATCCCGCGGAGTTGCCCCTTCACCTCGCGATCGAGCTTGTCGAATTCCTTCGCCGCGGCCGCGAGCTCGTCGCGCCTGGCGAGGAGCTTGATCAGGGCGGGATCGGTGAGCACGACGGCGCCGCGCGACTCGAGCGGCGGATTGCATTCGGTGCCGTACCACGCGCACCTCTTACACTCCGCGGCGTCGCCCTCGAGAAACGGCGGGAGCGTTTTCGCCTCGAGGTGATCGATCGCGCGCTCCGCCTTTTGAAGGAACTCCTCCATCCGATCGACGTGTTGATCGAGCTCCACTGGTAAGAGTTTCGGCAGGCCGGAGCGATCGAGGAGGAGAAATCCGAACGGTTCGCCGGCGCCCCACAAGTACGCGAGTAGCTGGTGCGCGCCCGATCGCGTCCATGGATTGTCGAATAGATCCTCGAACGTCTCGATCCGATCGACCATCATCGGCGACCACGCCTTCACCTCGAGCGGCGGCGCCGCGCCGGCGATCTCGACCCGCGCGTCGACCTTGCCGGAGATTGCGACGCGGCCCTTCCGATCCTTGAGTTGAAACCGTTCCTGCTGCCCGATCAGTTTGAACGGCGGATCGGCGTCGCGGCCGACGCGTTGAAGATCCGAGAGGAGATCGCGCTCGCGATCGTCGCCGCGGCGGAACCTGGCGAGCACCTCCGCCGGCCAGGGCGGGAGCTTTTGCGGCCGGTCCATCTCGTACACCATGCGACGCACGCACGTGCGAAACGCCGACGCGTAGGCGTACGGGTGTGGAGTCTGCGGACGGGCGGAGCGCGCGACGTGCGCGCCCCATGCCGTTTCGATCCCCTTTGCGAGCGCCGTCGGCGTGAGCGGCGCCGGCGTCGTGTCGATTGCCGGCGCCGTCATCGTCCACCTACGATCTTGTCGATCGTCGCGACGTCGAGCGCGTCGAGCGCGCCGGCCTCACGTGCGGCGCCGTCGCCGTCGCCGGCGTGCGCTCGAGCGTCGAGCGGTTGCCGCTGCCGTTCGTAGATCGCCCGCTGAGCGAACCTCCCGAGTCGATCGAGAACGTCGGGCGTGAGCACGATCCGCGCGCCGGCTTGCGTCGAGAGCGCGACCGTGAGCGTCGCCGCGTCGAACGCGGCGTATACGTCCTCGCCGAGAAACTCGAGATCCTCGAGCGCGAGCCCGGCGTTGCGGAGCATCACGATCGCGGCGCCCTCGTCGCCGGGAGTCGGCGGGATCGGCGTGACGGGAGCCGACGACGATCCGATCCGCTTCGTCTCGATCCTCGAGTAGTCGCGCCGTCCCGTTTTCGTCCACACGTGGCCGGAGTCGGCATCGTGATCGAACTTGAACCGGGCGCCGGTTTGGAGCTCTGAGAACATTCGCTGCGAGTCCATTAGCCCTCCTCGCCGGGTTCACGTTGCGGCGGCGGCGTGCGGCGCGTGCCATGCGCGGGCCCGAACACGTCGTCGGCGTGGAGCTCCTGACTCACGCGGCCGGCGGGCGGGCCCGACGGCGCCGGCCTGGCGTTCGTCGTGCCCTGCGGCGCCTGGCCGGCGCTCGCCCCTCCGGCCGGCGAGCTCGAGGCCGTCGCCGGCGTCGGCGCCGCGGCGGCCCGTTTGGCGGCGTCGGCGACCCATTGAGGCCCGTCGACGATCCACCGTTGCGACTCGTGCGTCTTGTACTTCGGGCATCCGTAGAAACCCGGGCGGCCGTTCTTGCCCTCGCGGAACACGCCGGTGCTCCCGCAATGAGGACAAACCGGCGGATCGACGTCGGGAGCTTTTTCCGACCTGGCGCCCAGGCGTTCGTCGCGCGTGCCGAACCCGCGGCCGTGTCGACACGCCTCGATCTTTTTCGGCGTGCCTTCCCAGGCGGCCGCGATCTCCTCGACGGGAACCGACTTCATACCCGCGAGCTCGCGCGTCACGCCGCCGTCGAGGTTCGCGCGCGCCGCTTTCCGCACGAGCACCTCGAGCGCGACGCCGGTTACGCCGCGGCAGAAATCATCCGTGCTCGAGCGCGCGCCTTCGATCTGCTCGAGCGTCTGACCCGTGATCCGGCATCGGCCCGAACCGCGAACGATGTACGTGAACACGTTCGCGTCGTTCCCGGTGATCTTCTCCGGATCGCTCACGTCGAACACGTCGATCCCCCACAGATCGCGGAACCGCTCCGCGCCGGAGTCCTGGCAGTAGCCGACGATCTGCCCGCCCTGATCGTCGGGCGCCTTGAACAGGAGCCAATCCGCCGGCGACGTCAACCGGATCGACGCGCGGCGGAGCGTCTCGACGACTTGAACGCGGGCCTCGATGATCTCGACGGCCTCGCCCTTACGGCCGGCGAGCTCGTTCAAATTCGTCGGCGCGCCAGGATGGCGGATCAGGTGTTTCGGTTCGGCGTCGACGACTTCGGCGTCGACGGGTTTCGTGTTGCCGGTGCTCATGCTTTGCCCTTTCGTTTGCTGCCAGGATTGCGGACGGTGATCGATACGCGGCGGCGGCCGCGCGCGGGTTTCTTCTGGCGCTCCTCGAGCTCTCGCTGCATCCCGTCTCGAATGCCCTCGAGCGCGTCGACGGGGAGCCCGTTCGCCATGGCGGCGACGACGGCCGCGGGTTCGCCGCGGAGCGTGAGACTCACGGTGATCAGTGCTTTCGCTTTTGCCATCTATCCCTCGTGCTGATCCGGATCGTGCTCGAGCACGCGCGCCGGATCTGCGAGCGTGATCGTCGGCGCGTCGGTTTCGACGGCCTCCGCGAGGAGTCGATAGGCGCGGAGCGCGGCGGCCCCTTGCCCGTTGTAGCTGAAATGTTCGCGCGCGAACGCGGCGACGAGCGCGGCGAGATCGGATCGTTCGATCGTGATCATGGGTTCGGGAGGCCCTCGCCGCCGTCGTCGTGATTGCGCGGCCGATCGATCTTCCCGCCGGCGGCCAGGTGAGCGCGGCCGGCCTCGAGGAGCGTCGGCCGGTCGCGCGGGCGGAGATCGTCGAAATCGCGGAGCGGGATTATTGCCGGCCG